AACCTGCTGCGTGCCGCCATCGCGGATGAGGTTTGGCACCTCCATGCCGGTCAAGGTCAGGCTGCCGATGGTAACGGGCGCAGATGCCCACAGCCGCCCCAGCGAACCAATGGCGGTTTCGGCGTTGAGCAGCGCAAGCGACATGGGAAATCCAACAAAAAAGCCGCCTCAGACGGGCGGCTTGGTGGTCGTATTCAGGGCATGATGCCATCAATAAGGCACATTGGCGGAAAAAGTGCAAGGACGAAATCAGAAAGGGTTATCGACGCTGCTGGTAGGTTTGGCGTTATCTACCTGGTCCTCGATGGTGTTGGACGCCCTGTCCTGCTTTGGATGTCGTGCGGTTGCTGTCTGGTGCCGCGCCCCGCGCACGCCAGAACGGTGGGCACCATCGGCTTCTGCCTGCCTCTCGCACTCATACGCGCCATGTTTCGTGTGCCCATACCAGCGATCACCCGGCAGGTGGTAGACGCCAGTGTTCTGGTTGACCCACACCACTGTGTCGCCGGGGCAGGATGGGGCCGCGTTGGCGGTTGGGATTGTGCCGATCAGGACGGCGGCGAGGATCAGGTGGCGCATGGTGCTGGTATATCGGCATAGGTGAAAGGGAAGGTAAACAGGAAAGGCCGCCCCACCCGGAGCGGCCCCGTTTCCTACGCGATCAACTCACGCTCCCGGCTGGTTTCACAATCCGGGATCATCATGCGCAGGGCCGTCGGCGGCTTCGACTGCCCTTCCCGGTCCGCGATCATGCGGGCCACACATTGAGCGAAGTCGCATACGAATCTCCATACCTCCTCAGATGACTGTTCGCCGGATAGATATTTCAGAGAAGCACCAATGGCATCCCCGGCAGTCTGGCCAATCTGGACATTGGTTATGCCGGTCTGGCTTCCTGCTCCATCTATCGGCTCCACGCCAATCCCCCGCTTACGCAGGAACGCGCACCGGGCCTGTTCAACCACAGCCTTGATGCCCAGACGGCAGCGGATGTGCCGGATCAGGTCGTTCCGCCGCCACTTCGCGTTGGCGTCGTTCGGTCGACCCTTGAGGTGCGTTTCCCACGCCTCGCAGTTTGCCATCCAGATCAGCAGTTCTTCGTCCTCTGGATAGTGCCCGCTGATCGGGTTCTCCTTAAGGGTTACATTGTTGCGGTCTCCGGTTTCTTGGCGAAAGGGCCGGATGCTGACCCTCCCTTGACGGCAAGATGAGATGAAAGAACCGCAAGAACCCGTTCAGACCAGCGATAGGTTTGCACGGATCCATCCGAATGGGCCTTCCCCGTATCCGACAAACGGGCAAAGCGCATGCCGCTTTCGGTGGGTGTCCATACGATCTTATTCTTCTTGTCGCGGCTGTCCGTATGCAACCCAGCCTCTTTCAGAAGTTGATTCCCTGCGATGCCTGGACGTGACCCGGGAAGCCCAAGGCGCTCTGCAATCTCGCTGGCGTTCAATGTCTTGGTATTTTCGGGCGCTTCATGGTGCGTAATGCCCATGAGCGTCAACGGACTTTCGTTGCACTTCTTGCTGGTGTAGCGATCTGCATAAATCGACGCCTGATTATCGTCGAGGCCAAGTATCTTGGCGATTCCAAAGCCTGTGCGGAATGTCGGCAGGACTGAGGGTTTACGGACACGCTTAACAGTCTTCTCCTTTTGCTTCCCCGCCAGAACCTCCATCTTTTCTCGCGCGGCCTGATTGACCCAAGCGTGGAACTCAGGAGACAGCTTTTTGGCGTAAGCAAAGGCGATCTGCCAGTAAGCCCACGTTCCACCGCCCTTTCCGGGATTGGATTTTATAACATGGGAAATTCCCATGTTTTGAGTTTCGCCGATAAATTCGATGAACTTCTCAGCATCAGCAGACCGTTGCCATTCCGCGGGAGAACTTGAAGCTGGCTTGCCGGCAGCTTTCCACATATCGGTCAGGCACAGCATTTCATCGCGAAAGTTGATCGGCTTTTCGTTGTAGACGAGGATGCCTTTGTTGGTGCTCATGCTGCGGCTCCCTTGGCTTCTTCTTCGTCAAATGCGGCGATAGCTGCCTTCGCCATAGTGACCGCTATAACTTCGGCATCTTCCATTTTTATGCCGGTCAGGCGAGCCATTTCCATGATTGCGCATGAGGCTCCGCCTACTGGACCTACCAGATCAATGCCTTTCTTGCCCTGGAGATATGTTGAACGACCGATTTCTTGTCCGATACGCGTATAGGTTGCGATTGTTAGAACTTCATCTCGCAAGCTTTGAATGACTGGACTATGATTTCGCGGAGTGATAGATTTTTGCATAGCTGTATTCCTTATTCAGCGTGAGAGGCATCGGGGGAAGTCGCCAAACCGGACCCTGATGCCTTTTTTGTTTCTGCCAATCCGCGCTCAATCAGATGAATGATTGCTGCATTTCGGCTTCGAAATCCTTCGGGGATACCGAAAATGTCGATCGCATCAACGATCCTCTTCGGCACCCTCAATTGAAGGCGTGAAATATCCTCCTTATGGACACCGGGTCCGTAGCCCGTTTTGTACGCCAATTCCCATTCCTCTTCTTTCTGACGCAACTGCATGCGCCGTATTCTTGATACAAGTATGTCACTCTTGATGTCAATTGATATGTCACCTCTCTTTGTGCTGAAAATACACATATCAGGAATGCGGAGAGTGAAATGGCGGAAGATCAGGAAAAACCGACTACTGAGCGTAGAGTGCACGTCCTGCCGGTAGAACTGCTTGAACGCATTCGCACCTACCAGAATGACAATAATATTCCGTCGGAAGTCGAGGCCGTGCGCCGCCTTTTGAGTGAAGCACTTCAGGCGCGTGATACGATTGATGACATTATGAAGCAGGTTAGGGCTTATTTCCGACAGGACCGAGATCTACGCACGATGGCCAAAGAGGTCTTGAGTGGACATATCCTTGTCAATCGCATTGTCATCAATGATACGGATGTCGAGTTCGGGTTACGCAATGGGGATGCTGGTTCGATCAAAAATGATGGATCTATGAGAACGGGCACCGTTCAAGATGATGGACATATTTGGCTGAAAGAAGATTGGCCACGGCCGCAGAAACGGTCTTCAAATGAAGGTTGGGGTGCCCCATCTTCGCAAGAGAAAGACGAAGAAATTCCATTTTAGGGCAAAAAGCCGCCCGAAGGCGGCTTAACGGGTTATTTGGGCTGCTCAACAAACTTCATGACATCGCCAGTATCGGGATCAGTCCCTACAGACAATGTAGGGCGCTTTGGATCGCGCGGGTACGGAGCATTGCAAATGCGATATGGACGATCTGGGCAATCCATATCTGGGCCATGGGGGTCCGGCGCGTTAATCATAAAATATATAGAATTGTTGATCTCAACAAAACCAAACCGGATGACATTACCATCTGCTCCGGTTATTTTTTGTCGTTCTTTGGGATAATCAAACCATACTCGGCAGGTTGTGCTTCCTGATAAATCAACATACCTGTCATTTATGTCGTATCTGCTTTTATAGCCTGGATAAGCATTCGACATTGCGGACTGAAATGCCATTTTTGTTATTCTGTCCGTACATTCTGGCAAGATGGGTATCTTGTTTGCATCGAAAAACTTATGGGCATTCAAGACAGTAGTGATTTCTCCCTGAAACACTCCAGCCTGCGCTCCGCTTGGCGCCAAAGATACGGCCTTGACGGACTGGTCTAGACCATCAAAAAATGATCGCGCCTTAGAGACTTCCTCATTTTCGCCAGAGAAATCTCCAGTCATTGGTGTAGCAAGAGCAAAATGCAGGGGAAGCAGGCAAATGGTGGTTGCCGCCATGGCCGCGCGCTTCATTACCGCCTGCGTCCAGTGATCGGGTGCACATATGACCCGCCGGGATGCTTCGAATAGCACGAGTCCGTTTTGCAATGCCCGGTAGCGAAGCCTCGGGCCTCACGGGAATGGCCGCTCCTGCCCCGCGCTTCGGCATTTGCACACATAAGACCCAAAACAGCCATTCCCACAATAAACCAACGCATGATTTTCTCCTGATAGCGTTGGCTTGTTATGGCAAAAGCAGAGCGGTTGATCTAGCGCTCACCATCAGAATGGAGAGGCATTGCCTCCAGCGGCATTACCTAGATCGGCAAAGCCATTGCTGGCAACGCATGACCTGAACTGGTTAAGCGCCTTCGTGCTTCCATAAAGAGAGACAATCCGAGTTGTCTTCTGGCCGTATTTGAGAGTGGCCTGACTGGCGCTGTCCAGCGCATCAAATAGTGCCTTCATGTCATCCGGTTGCGCAATGGTTGTCAGCATGGACGCCCCCTCGGCGATCATCTCAAAGGTGTGAGAATAATTCCCGACGGTGACAGTCATTTCTCCCCGCTGTCCTGCCGTCATCGACCACTGAGGGTTTCCGGTGCGGATTTCCAGTTGATGCGCGTCCCCCCTGAAAAGAAGGCCCTGATCGGCACTTGCGGCCATGCATATATCAGTGCTGACGCCCTGATCCGGCGAATGATGAAGCGCGATCCAATTGCCTGCCTCAACATCCGGAATGATGGCCAAATCCTGCGCAAATGATGCCGCCGGAAATAAAAGACTGCCGATTAAAGCTGCCACACCTAGTTTCATGTTATCTCGCCATTTGTAACAATATGCCTATATGTGGCACGCCTTGTTACATCATGGCAAGATTGTGACGCATCGACTTATCGCCCAATCGCCCTCCCCGACACCTGAACATCCTTTCTTGGGTCTGGGGCGGTTCCTGTTGATCTAAATTCCTGGCGTTGGTTTTTTTCGTTGGCCGCGTCAATGTGCGGCATGACCGCCTCGCCCACCTTCTTGCCGTCCATCGTGATCTGGATTGGCGTGTTGGTCCCGAACATCCCGCCACTATGAGCGCCTAGCCACGCATCGAGACGCCGCAGGGTTTCATTATTCTGCTCAAGGTGGGCCTGCATCTTGTCCACCATCGGGGAAAGTAGGTCCCAGGCACCAATGCCTAGGGCAACCGGCATGAACCGGCTTCCTACCCCCTGCGCTGCCCGCCCTGCTACGGCACCGGCCCCTTCCGGCGCGTATTTGAGCAAAGTTCTCCCTGTCCATTTCAGGAGAGCCGAGGCCGCCGCCGCGAACGTAAGGTCAGTAGCCGCCGTAGAAAGAGGCTGAGCCACGTTCGGGTGGCGTTGGGCTTCCTTGCTGGCGAAGTTGAGCGTGCTGGTCAGCAAGCCCAGGGCCGCAAGGCCGTCCTTGAATGGTGCGCTGCCCAGTGTGGCCGTCAGGTTCTTGAGCGACCCGGTAAAGCTGTTGATCTGGACAGACGGGGCTTCCTTCATAATCCCGGTGAGATCGGTATTGGCCAGACGGTTGGTTGCCTGCGCATCTCGAGCGCTCAGCAGTAACGTCCTAACTACTTCGGCCATGAAGGTGCCACCGGGGATACGACTGGCAAGAACAGCCATTTCGTTCGTTTCATATACCCGCCGTTCTTCTGAGTTGGCATTGGTAAATTTCGTGCCGTAGTCCTTCGCAAGCTGCCTGTCCACCATCGGGAGAAGCGTCCTGCTGACGAACTCGCGCGGGTGGAAAGCAATCTGCTCAAACTGCCCCTCCTCCAGTGCGCTAGGCTTCATCTGATAGACACCCATCCCTCGATCCATCAGGTTCGGGTTGTGCTTGGCATCACCTCCCCCTTTGATAAGCCCCATCTCGATCAGCATATTCGCCCCAGCCTGAGACATACGACCGGCAGAGAACTGCTGCTCCATACCCTGCAAGCCTGTGCCAGCCCGTGCTGCCCCCATCCCCTGGATTATGGGCGAGACATAGGGATAATCTTCGGCTGAGATATTGGCACCGGCCACCCCGGCCGAGCGGGTGAACTGAAGCACCTTCCGAAAATCTATATCACCAAGGGATGACGCCTCGGACGCCAGTAGAATGCGGCCAAGGTTCTGCGCTCCAGCAAGATCAACATGCTCTTCCCCTGTTTTCGGGTCAGTCTTGAGCAGTGCGCCACGAAATTCCGCAAGCTGTACCAGCGACTCAAGCTGATGAGCGTAGTTGCCAGACTCAGGGTGAAACGCTTCGGCCGCCACGCCCGTAGGAAGGAAGGTAGGAACCAATGCGCGGGCCTGTTCCGCGTTCTGCGTCTGGCGCAGCAGGATGGAATAGACATCAATGTTGTCCATCACATTCGTGCCGGGAATGGTGCGCTGTAGATCCTGCGCCTGGCGAATGGCAGCATCGGCGTCCGCAACGTTTCCCGCGCTGGAAGCAATCAGGCGTTGCCTTGTCTGAGCAAGATCGAGAGATGGCCGCAAGGCGCTCTTGGCAGCCTCCCCGTACATGTCGATATCGAACCCGATGGTCATCGCGTTATGGGCGACATGACCCATCGTGAGCGGCGGCCTACCCGGCACCTGCTGCCCTCCCGGCGCAGGGGGCACAGGTGGCCCATTGGGGGAAGGTGGGACTGGCGAACCGCCGGGAATAGGAGTGCCTGAGGGCACAGGTGTGGGGATGGAGAACCCCCGCATGCCATTGGAGGCTTCCTTGACCTGTCGGATCGCCTCAGACGCTTCCCTTGCCGATGTGGTGATCGTGTCGAACGATAGGCCAGCCTCGCGGACCGTACTGGTCAAACCAGACAGGTTGATGCCTCCGACTTCCTTCAACTGCCGGATCAGGCGCGAGAGATTGACGCCCCCTTCCAGTCTGTCGAGAACCCCGAGCAGCCTTTCGCCTGTATCAATCGCCTCCCGGAACCCGCGCGTAATCCGCTCCAGCACCTCGGGAGCATCAGATTTCAGGTTATATTCGCCGCTTACGGCAAAGGTTTCGCTCATGGTTGCTCTCCCAGCCCTTCACGGCCAGCCAGCACAGCGGTGAAACGTCTCGCGATGCGCTGGGTAATGGTCATCTGTTTGCGGAAAAGGGCGACGGCAATGACAGGACGCGGGGGTTGCCTAACCGTCCCTTCCTCAAACCAGAGCGCGACCGGATCAGGGTTTCCCAGTATGATCCCCGGCTTGTCAGTCACGCGGGCCTCATAGACCGCCCGCATCTCGCCCGTTCGCAGGCCGGGATCATTCTCCGTAAAGCCCTGGCTGAGCCGGTCCGCCTTGGTGCTATCGGCCAATTCTGCCCAAGGCGGGATATTTCCCATGTCCTTGACCTGATAGGTGCCCACAATATCCCGTGCCGTGGTGACCAGCAGTTCCGCTCCCTGCTGAAGCCCGGCCTTCTGCGCCTCACGCAACGCAGCCGGACGTTCCTCCAGAAAGGCAAGGAACTCCCGTTCAGTGAATTCGCGTCCGGCCATGTCATTGGTTCTCTATCTCACGCCAGCACCGATCTTCACGGCTCCATACCCGTTTGCCGCCGGATAGCTGCTCCACAATGGCGATGTAGGCAGCAAGGCGTCGGGCGCTGGACCACTCTTCCTGCGTCTCAACCGGGACCCCGTTCCGCGCAAGGAAGATCATCTGTTGAAATTCGGGGTCTTTGCTCAGTTTCCCGCTGTATCAACGTCCTGATCTGCCTGGTTGCCAGCAGCGGTTTTGCTGCGCTCGATCAGGGCACAGATGAAGGCTTCCAGCCCTTCCTCATCCAGCCGGTCCATTGCACGATCAATGTCACGCCGACTTTCGACGGTTTCAACGGGAGTGCCGTCAAATTCGTCCAGGCGAATTGCAGCACTCAGCGCCAGAGCGCCACGATCTGTCTTGGGCGCTCCAAACATTTCAGTGGCGGCAATGGACTTGCTCAAGGGGAGGCGGTCCACGAAAAAGGCGCTGTGTTCCTTGCCTTCAACTTCATAGGCCACCTGCATTCCAAGGATTGCCTTTCCGTTCACAATGCGTTCGCTTTCCTTCCACGAGAACCCATTGGGCGGGGTAATCTTGTCCTTTGCCTTGGCGCCCTGCTGCTGGCTGGTATCGGTCATTCTTTGTCTCCGGTGATGGTGATGTTCACATGAAGGTGGGTCGGGTCAGGCGCGCGAGGCGGCTACCAGCCACTTCCTTGACCTCGATCTTGCGACCTTTGGCATCGGTTATGGTCTCGTTGCTCATGAAATCTTGTTCCTGCGACGTGCGGTGAACTCAAGGCGCTGGCTCACAATGTTTTCCGACTGGAAGTTACCCGCTTCGGGCTGGCGCAGCGAGGCCCCCACATACTCGTAGGTGCTCAGGGTGCCATCCACTTCGGTCACATACTGATAGACGGTGCCGAGCAGCATCGTTCCGGCATCCCAAAAGCCCGCCTCGATGGCAATCATCAGGTTATCAAGGCCGCCGCCGTCGCGCTGGACCGTAAATGTGCCGCGCCAGCCGTTGGGCACGTCATAGAACACCGGCTCATCGTTCAGCGGCTTGGACGTAAGCTGCGTCGTCTGCTGCTGGGACTGGAACCCGGTTACGGTCGGCAGGTCAATGCGACTACCATTATAGACCAGAACAACCCGGCAGTTCCGGCCTACGTTGAATAGCTGGTTCGCCATTCAATCCTCCAAAGAAAAAGCCGCCCGGTGTGGGCGGCTGTTGAAACGGAACAGGATCAGGTTGCGGACGTGGCCGACGTGACCACCACACTGGAACCGCCCTGCAGGTTGACCACGAAGAAGCGGTTGATGCCCTGATACGTGACCTGCACATCGGCGCGCACGTAGCCCAGCGATGTCTGGCTCTGCGGGTTGTTGGACGTGTCGCATACCACCGCATAATCAGCGGTCCCGCCAAGGATGCCGTTGCTGACCATATTGGACAGCGTGCCCAGCAGCACGGCGCGGATATCGCCGAACAGCGTGTCATTGATGACATCGCCCACAAACGCGCCCATGCCGGAATTGATGGTTTCGGCGATGTAATTGGTCAGGCGCGTGTAGCTGTCATCATCAATGGCATCATCCGAGGATGTATTGATACCGCCACGCACAGCCCAATAGCTTCCGCCCGGTGCCGGGTTGCAGATCACGTCAATCCCGGCCTCGAACAGTGCCCCTAGTTCCGCGTCGGAATAGGTCTGCGTCGTTCCGCTGGACACCAGCCCGGCCTTCTGGCTGCCGATCACGCCCGACAGTTCCTTGTTCAGACTGGACTGTTCAGGCGACAGGCCGCCAAACAGACCCGCCACGAACGCCTGCGGGGGCACCAGCATGTCGCTGTTGGTGTCGTCGTCCCACCACAGCCAGTCGCCGAACATCAACTTGACGCCATAACTGTCCAGACCAGCGGCGTCCTTCATGCTGACAGCATTACTGATCGTGTCGCCAGACGGGCCGCACGCGATCATATACAGCCCTTCACCAAGGCCAAACGTCGCCTGCGTGGTCCATGACGTGTCATCCGTCAACCCGTGCAGGACACCCAGCGCACAGCCCTGATTGCGCAGGGCATACATGCCAGTGCGGGTTGCATCGTCCGCGCCGATGAACTGTGCCGTGGTGGGGGTTCCACCATCCGCGCCGCCGGACAGGGTTGCCGTTCCTGCCGTCAGATCGGGAACGGTTGTCGGAACCGTCGCCACGACCAGCGCGGACGTGTCGGCTGCAATGGCGGCGGCAATGGCCGTCCACGTCGCGCCGGTATAGGACCGGCTGCCCAGCGTGGCGTGGCTTGTGGTCAGCGTGTAGCGGGTCGTGACGATGCTGTTCTGGGTCAGCGCGGCCGTGATGGCGTTGCCCGCGCTGCCGGTATATTTCGCGGTCAGCGAGACGCCCGACAGCGTGCCGGTGGCAGCCGCGTCCGTGCCATCGCTCACGCGCACGCAGCGGAAGTCGGATGCACCCTGCAGGATGGCGATATTCACCGCCGTGCCGATGTCGGTGGCAAGCGCCTGCTTGGGGCCGAACGCCGCAAGCTGGTCGCCCATGCTGCCGACGATCACCGGCGTGTTGATCGGTCCCCATGCAGCCGTGCCAACCAGGCCGATGCGCCCACTGGAAACGCCGTTGAGCGCCAGCGTGGTGGGCTTCTGGATCTGGACGTAAAGGCCAGGAACCTCGATTGAATTGGTGTTCAGACTGCCTGCCTGATAGATCTGCGACATGGTTATTTCTCCTGAGCGGCGGCAACGCGCACGGTGAACCGGCTAAGGATGCCGCCCGTTTTCAGCCTCGCAATCGTGGCGGCATCGGTGATCTTGGTGCCGATCCGGTAGCCGTAGCCGGGCAGCGTGACCACGTAGGTTTCGGCGGGTGTCGTGGCTGCGGGCGCAGGCGTCGGCCCGGCGGCCGTGGTCGTCTGTGTGGTGGGCATTGGTTGTCCTCGGGTGGGTCAGGATACGGCCAGAAGCGGCCCGTCTCCCGTTGTGATGGTTCTGTCGCCCGGCAGGCTGAATACCTCAGTGCCAAACAACATCTGCGCCATATTCTCGCGCGCATCTGTGTCGTAGGTGGCGATAAACCGGAACGGCCGCATGAAAATGCCGCTGTTCTGCGCGGCGTCATTGTTCCAGTTACCTCGGCTCTCGATCTGGAATGTCGAGCCGTTGGCGTCGGTTAGCCAGTCGATGAAGGCCATACCGTTATCGAGCGCCGTGCCTAGCGCATCGCGGGCCTTGGTCGATGCTGACCAGACCGTGACCTGAAATAACTGCTGCTGCCTGCGCGCCGTGCGAACCGCCGGAGCGTATCCGCCTACAGCGCCTGACAGATCGGTGGCGCCTGGCACCGTCACCGCGGATCCGCTGGACGTGGCTCCGGGTATCTGTGCAGCCAGTGCGGCGGCAATCGTGGTGGCCGTATCCGTTGCCTGCACGGCATAGGCTGCTACGGACCGGTATGGGATAGTCGTGCCATCTGATCGGATGCGTAGCCCAACAATGCCTGCCGGGATTGCGTCGTCCTGTAGCGTAACTGTAGCCGTGCTGCCCTCTGTCGTGATCGACACGGTGGCCGGTATTGTGTCCTCCTGCCGCCACGGTCGGCCCAAAGGCTCATCAATGCGCCGCCAGCCGCCCTGCAGGTCCATTACGGTGATGAAGTCCACGCCCCGGTTCAGGGTGCAGTCTGCGCCAGCGTAATCGTCCTGCGTGAGCCAGCCACGGAAAATCTTGGTGGGCCTGCCCGTAACAGAAGCCGCGCCCTTGCCGCTCGGATAAACAATGGCTTCCATCTGCTCCACGATAGCGCGGGAAATCGAGACGATATCAGCCATTACACCTGCCTCACGCTCATCAGACAGCGGTTGCCATACTGGCTCGGCTCGACCGCTTTCAGGGTGTAGGTCGTGCCTAGATCGGTCGTGACGGCCATCTCCACGGTCGGGATAAATCCAGGCATGACGGGCAGGAGCATCTCGTAGTCCGCTGCCTTGATCGATCCGGGGATACCATCGCCTGTCGGGCTGCCTTTGCCCTTGATCTGGATAAAGGCAGGCCAACCCGAGGCAAGCGTGGTCTGACCGTCCGTATCGCCTGCTGTGCCGTAGTCGTCCGACGCGCCAACGTCCGTGCAGACCGCACCATCGCCGTTGGTGCTACCCTGCCCCGGCTGTCCCGCGATGGACACAACCCGGTTGCACAGCATGCACAGCGGCGGCCGGAACGGCTCAAGACGAGCCACAAAGTAGTTCTCGCCCGCGCACGTCAGCAGGTCGCCGGATTGCACATCCGTAGTGTCGAACAGGCCGAACACGGCGGGTTTGTCCCACAGCGCGGGAGCCTGAAACCCGAATGCTTTATCTGCGTTGAACGCTGCCAACATGGTCGCGTAGACGGTGCCCATGGGCGCAGTCAGTGATGCCGGGCGATATTGCTCGGTCGAGGCCCCCAGCCGCAGGGCCGCCTTGGCGTAGCCTTTAGCAGTCTTGGACTGAAGGAGGGCCTGATCCATCAGTGACGCCGACCCTTGGTCGAGGTGCGGTTCATGAGTGAAACCATCTGCCGGTCAATGGCCTTGGCCTGCGCGGTCTTTTTGAACGCCGCCGTGGTCATTCCGACCAAAGCCGCGTTCTGGCCATCCTCTTTCCGGTCGGTGTTGGACCTTAGGTATTGCGCCATGGTCATGCGCTTGGGGGAACGTGCCATTTATTTTCTCCGCCGGATAATGCTGTTTGCCTTGGCGTTGATCTTCGCCTGCGAGGACTTTGACAGGTTGCCCGCTTTCACCTGCTGCGTAGCGCGGCCTTTCGCGGCTATCGCATGAGCGCGATTGGGCATCGGAAACCGGCGCGAACCGGGCAGCCCGAATGCCGATTTTGGCAGGGCGTTACGCTGCCGGGTTGTCAGCGGTGCCATCTGCCGCCTCCTTCTGCTCAGGGGCTGCATTTTTCGACCAGTTCGCCGGGTGGTCCGGGTCTTTGGTCGGCATCACGCCAGCAGACGCCAGGGCGCGACCAAGAGGCCCCGATGCAATTGCGGGAACCGGCGGTCCTTCGATATAGGCCGGACGGCCATCAGGGATCGGGCCAGTTCGGTTTTCACGCGGGGTGACGTTGCCCATATGGTCAACCAGATACCCGACCTGTGCGTCGGTTCCGGTCACCTCAACCACACGACCGGCGTCAGGGCCGAACGGCTGCGGCTGGCGCACGAGAGCGCATTTGATGGCGACGATCACGCCAGCCTTTACCTGCGCCCACAGCCGCGTCGGGCGGGGCCGGTTGCTATCAACAGCGAACATGCTGCCTCCTAGATTGTGATGCGGTTCTGCGGGCGTAGGCCGGGACCGGGCGGGATGCCAAAGAACGCGCACAACTGCCGACGCCAGCGATTGTAGAGGCCGAAACGGTCCTGAACCTCGTAGCGGTTGTGGTGCCACACGGCGGCCTGGTCTGTGTCCAGATTGTCGGTGGCGCCCATGATGGCCGTCTCAAGCGTCTGGCACTGGCTCAGAAACGTCCTGATCTGGACATATTCGTCCGGCGCCATGTTCCGCATACGCCATTCGTTGAAACCGTAGACCTGAAAGAAGCGCCACGACTGCTGGCCGCTGTTGATACCGCCCATGGCTGGATAGCCCATATACCGGCGGCACTGGACCATCTCGGCATCGGTCAGGGGCGTATCCGCTACGGGGTCTGTGGTTGTTCCTGACATTCCACCGGCTCCAGTTCCGCCCCGCGTTTACGCAGGTGGGCTATTTCGTCGGGGTTGGTGATGATCTCACCGGCGGACCAGTGATACCGCCCCCGGTTAAAGCGGGTCTCGATATACCCGTGGTCGCG